ACGTGCAATTGTCATTGCGACAGTAGCGGCAACCTGAGCAGCAGACAGGTCGAGACCGTTTACTGCATATCCGGCCATGGAACCAGATACGTCCACAGCAACAAGCGTTGGCTTGTTGGATGGCTCGACGGTCTTGAAAGCCTCGTAGAAACCCTCATTGAGAGCGTCTACAATCTTTCCAGAAGTCGTCCAATCCTTCTTGCGACCGCTTACGCTGTAGGCACCGTAGTACCAAGTGTTCTTAGGGTCACGGTTAATCTGGCCCTCTTGGTGAACAACCAACGCATTGAGGAAGTTGATTGGGTGCAGACGAGTCTTGGCGATTCGCTCTGGGTCAACAAGCCTCTCAGCGTAGTCAGCGGTGAAGACCATGTCCTTGAAAGCACCAATGCGAGCGAGTCGCGTAATGTTGCGAACAAGAGCCTGACCTTCAAGCTGGTTGTTGTAGAAGAGCGTCTTCCAAACCTCAGGGTCCTTGAGAAACTGAGTTGGAATAGTCTCCCATGGAAGGTTCTTGAACTCATTCAAGGTATCAAGTACCTGAGCGACAGTGGTTGCCCGCTGCATTTCCTTGAAACCAAGAATGATGTATGGAGTCTCAACCTCGATTGACTGACGCTCCTTGCCCAGAATGAAGTTTCCAACACCTGGGTCAACACCCTCAGGGAACTTTGGTGCGTGACGTGGGTGAGCAAGACGGAATAGGTCTCGGTGAGTCCATCCGTTTCGCTGACGGTACTTGACTGCCTGGTAAGCAAGCTTATCCGTAGGCATTTCCTCGTACCAATCCGCGATTGCTCCGCGCTTGGCGCGACCCCATCCACCAAGGTTCTTGATGTACTCCGCGAACTCGAACAGAGCCGTTGAGGTACGTGCGACTCGCGGAACAGCGGCCCGAGCAGCAGCCTTTTCCTGACCCTCAGTGAGAATCAAAGCCAAGGCGAACAGAGCAGGGCTGTTACGGAATGCACGACCGGACTCAGACACCTCAATTACAGTGTTGAGAACGGCTCGCTCATTTCGAGCAATCATGTCCTTGAGGAACTTGACATTCTGGTCAGTCAGCTTACGCTCACCAACGTAGTAAGTTCCGCCATCAGTACCGAGAATGAGGAACCTCTCAAGACGGCTCTGGTCAGATGCCTGGAAGACAAATGAACCAGCGTTGTTCTTCACCTCATCGGTACGACCTGGAGTGCGCTGGTCAAGCGGTGTGTTCGTGCGGAGATTACGCTCTCCACGTGCATAGTTCTGTAGTGCGTTTGACATTTCTGTCTCCTTTCGTCCCATCCTGTGGGAATAGTTAGCTAGAAGCGTCTAGCTCTTGGATAAGTTCTGAGAACTCTCCTCGGTATTCGTACGGCTGTACGGAACCGGTTTCAGTGGTGTAGGTAATTACGACTACGGTGTACTCGTACCAGCAAGTCTCACAGTAACCGTCGCTACGCTGTTGCTCTTCGAAGCTGTTAACTTCAATTGCAAAAATCCCCCGATTTCTGAGCATTACCACCATGGCATTCTTGATTACTTGTTCTACATTCATGCCTCTCCTGACAATAAAAAGCGGGTCACCTTCATTTATTAGGGTGACCCGCGATGCGCTTGTGACGGGATTCGAACCCGCGACTTCTTCCGTGACAGGGAAGCACTCTAGGCCGTCTGAGCTACACAAGCATAAGCGAATATGTGGTGAAATGGTCTTTTTTATCGTCAAAAGATGAACCATTATCTTCGACTCGCAGGTTTTTAAATTTTCAACGCGGAAGCGGAGGGATTCGAACCCCCGGTCCCCTTGCGGGGACTCTAGTTTTCAAGACTAGCGCATTAAGCCGGACTCTGCCACACTTCCATATTTAGGGCATGTATTGGAAATCGACGTTGCCTCCATTAGGCACGGGTCCATTTGTACTACTAGCGACAAAGTCGCAGTGGACCCGACAGGAATCGAACCAGCTAGTTAACCGATTTCATTCGGCCCTATTGTGCGGAATATTGGAATTGAACCAATGACCTCTTGTGTATCAGACAAGCGCTCTTACCCCTGAGCTAATCCCGCATTTGTGAAATTGAACATGTTGTGGAATCGTAAATTGCCCCGGCTCCGATTGTGGGGCGATGTCCGGATTCGAACCAGACTGCCGTTATTATTTTCCAGTAATGTGAGATAAACGATATCCGTTCGGCTCAATTTCAACGCACGGGATAAGGGATTCGAACCCTCACGCTAGAGTTTTGGAGGCTCTGCGACTCAACCTACGCTATCCCGCTTAGAGGTACCTCAGTACCTCACTTATCCTTACGGTGCTTACCGTTTGGCTTCTTGTGCTTTGGATTACGACGAGCAGCAGCTTTTGCATCTCGTCGCTCTTCAGCCTTAAAATCTTCTTTTCCTAGAATCTTTGCTAGTAGTCCCATAACGCTGCCCACCTAGGATTCGAACCTAGAACCTACTGGTCCAGAGCCAGTCGCAACTGCCAATTGTGCTAGTGGGCAAAACCTGCCTCGTTTGAGGCAGTAATACTACTGTAGCAGACTAGAATCTGTCTGTCAACTCACAAGTTCAAGAACTTCGTCAATTACTTCATCGCAGTCTGCTTCGTAATTCTTCTTGGCAAACTTCGAAAATCCGGTTCTTTCCTTGTTGACGATTACGCTCTTCCCAAGGTTGTCCATGACCAGTGTAGCAGCAGGATAGACATTTAGAGAAGTCCCAATGGCAACTACGTAGTCAGCCTTGTGAACAGACCATGAAGCTACCGCCTTGAAGTCATTCAAGTTCAGTTGCTCTCCGAACAATACCACATCCGGACGAGACTTTCTGGCACCGCAAGCCATACACTCAGGAATTCCAGTGTACCAGTCTGCTACATCTTTGCTATTACACTTCATGCACCTCGCGCGCATTACTCCGTGTACGTGAAAGATGTTATCAGAATTGGCTCGCTCGTGCAAGTCATCAATGTTTTGTGTAACAATGATTGATTCGTGACTCTTTTGGAAATCCGCGATTGCCTTGTGAGTGTAAGTTGGCTCAGCATTCTTCATGGCAATCTGGGTAGGACCCCAATGATTGTTCCATAGCTCGTCTAGGTGATTACCGTAGCGAGACGCATGAGACTTCTTCTCCAGGTCGGAATCCGTCCATGAAGAACCGCCGTCGCGGTATGTTGCAATTCCGGCATTGGCACTGATACCAGCGCCGGTTAGGAACAGGACTGTCATATGGGCCTCTTGATGACAAGATAGTCTTTGTGAGGAGTAGAGTCAACTACATGATTGAGCCATGACCTACGATGCTTTGCCTCGCGGTGCTTTTCTGCTCCACGCCTTGTGAAGAACCGGCGCTCTTCGTCATGCTGAACGACTAGCTGCTCGTCTAGATAGACAACAGCCCATCTACGGAAATTCATTATGCTCCTTTGAAGTTGGGAAATGGTCTGACTCAAACACCGGCCTTCGAAGAGGGTTTGCGCCCACTGGGTAGGTGCGTCCACCGGGTATGAATTCTTACATTGCTACCAGACTGTACTCTTAAGATTAGCATTTCCCTAGGAATCCGTCGATTCCTTGTGCCTTGCCGGGGAGTCGAACCCCGTCTTCTCGCTTTAGAGGCAATCGTGCAATCGTTACACTTGCAAGGCTTTGCGGAACTAGTCCGCTCTGGGTCAGAGACCCAGCGTCTTTAGGCCATCGGCAAGCTTGGCGTTAGCCTCAAGCTCAGCGTTGGCAATGTCGATTCGGCGGTTAGCCTCATCAATCTTGGCAGCCTCGATGCTCTTCACCTCGTGGTGAATGGAGTTTGCATCCTCAAGGTCAGTGAGCAGACCAGTCAGGAAGTTGCGAACCTGACGACCCTGAGCGACAGCCTTGTCGAGAGGGTCAATCTTCGGAGCAGTAACCTTCAGGTCGTCGTTAACCTTGTTCTTCTTTAGAATAGCCATTGTTTAGATAAACCCTTCGTTTGGTTGTGAATGGCGGCGAGCTTCATATAAGCATTGTGTTATATGCAGACTTCCCATAGAGACAATAGTCAATCTAAGCCGGGTCATCCTCCCGGACCGCCTGTGAGTTACATATTACTACTAGTTCTACATGTCTGTCAAACCCTCCTCTGCAACAGATTCAGGCTTGACAGTGTCGGCCTACTCGTCTAGGAATTCTCCATCAAGTACCGTGACAATCGCTGGTACTCTCTCGATGATTCCAATAGAACACTGCCAGCACCACTGAGTCTTGTGGTCACATTCGTTAACCTTGACTCGCTCTGACTGTGGAAAGACCTTTGGCATGGCTTCAGAGCCACAAACACCACATAGTTCACCTCTCAACAAGAGCCGCCCGGACATGCAAGTATTGCAGATTTCTGGTCGGTTTCCCTTGTCGGCGCGACGTTCGCGCTGGGTCTCAGGCTTTGGAGGCAACGTACCATCCTCGTTAGGGAGAAGGTCTCCCTTCTTGGCGTTGCATTCCTTGTGCATAAGCTTCAAGTTGTCCAAATCCCAAACCTGGTCCATTGTCCAGCCGTGGTCAAAGCCGAATGACTGTGGAATCCAGTGGTCAATAGTTACTTCAAGCTTACCCTTACCGTCAGTGATAATCTCACCATCAACCTCGACAATTTCGAGTGGACGGTTACAACCTGGGTACATACAAAAGTCCCCGTCGCGCCTCAACAGCGCAGCGAGGATTTCATCTCGTTGCATCTTTACAGTGGTGCTCATCTTACGTGACTCCTAAGACATTAGTTTCTTCTTTCTCCTAAGTATGAAATGATGAAGGTTCTACCGGTTCTTGCTCCGCAGATTCCTTCAAACCGCTGCGTCGGGATAGCGAGACTCGAACTCGCGCTCTCTCGGCCCCAAACCGAGCGACTTACCACCTTGCCCATATCCCGTGGCCTCCGTCTACTTTTCGCCAGCCTCGGAGTTGCTGGGGTTTTGCCAAGTGCCGCGAACACCGGCAAGTCTCCGGCGTGTGCTACCGTTGCCAGCATCTCGTTTCTAATGGTTAAGTTAACATCCCCATTAGTCGTGGACCGACCTTCACACTATAGCCTCATGAAGTGAAGCTAGTCGGAATCGAACCGACTCTACGCCTTACGTCGGGATGACAGGATTTGAACCTGCGACTTCTCGGTCCCAAACCGAGCGCTCTGCCAAACTGAGCTACATCCCGTTAGGAGATATCAAAGGATTGCCTTGATACCTCCACTTTAACACACCATCCAAGAGTCTGTCAACTCTTAGTCACTGGCTTCACTTCAAACTCTACGTCGCCACTCATGAAGAAGTCAAGAGTGCCTGGGTCATCTCTGAGGTTTTGCTCATCGATAGCCGCCGCTTCCTGCAAATCTTCAGTCTCGTACAGGAAGTTGAGTTCGTCTCGCTTGATACGATACCTGCCCTTGACCGTAAACTCAAACTCATAGAATTCTGGCAATTCGGCCATTATGTGTATCTATCCTCTCTAGCTAGTCTCTGAATGTACTCAGAGTAATGCTTTCGTGTAGAACCTGGAGGTTCACCGTTACACATCCTCCACTCATCCAGCAAGTTTGTCAAGTTGTAGTAGCTAGTTGGACAGAGGTAGTACTCAGTCTCAGCTTCACCAATCTCTACCTTGATAAGCTTGTGTGGCTTAGGTACATGCTTATTACTGCAATTACATGTTCTATACTCAATATCTACTACTTCAGAATCAATATTCATTATCTTATCTATATATCTAAGTGTAATTAGATACTCTACTCTCCTCCTTGCTTCTTGTCAAGTGTCACAAGACCTGCAATCCTCTCAAATATTCTTCTAGCTCTGTTGGCATCTTGCGCTTAGGGCTCTTGATGACACCCGCGCTTTCTTGTTCTTGAATCCTGTTTCGCTCAATCTCTTGATTGATGTCTTGCAAGGTCTTGACTTCGATAACCTCGTTTGCGTTGCGTGGCGTGTGTGCGATAGCATTGTAGATGGCACCACACACGGCGTCTGCCAAGTCCTTAGAACCCTTACGCGGGTGGTCAACCTTGTCGTTCTTCATGATTCGAAGCTGTAGAAGCTCTTCAATCAACAATTCGACATGAGGTCCGCTGAGACGTTCTTCGGCAACAACCATTGCGAAGTCCTCGTAGTGCTTCTTGGCTACAGATAGCCGTTCGCTTCTCAGACCCATGCTACGTAGGTAGTCAATGGTGTCTGCTGATTCCCAGCGGTCGAAGGTTGTTAGCTTCAGGTTAAACCCGCGTCTCTTGAGACTCAAGATGTATTCGCGGATTTCGGTGAAGTCAACGTTCTTCGTCTTGCTTGGAGTCCAATACCTAATTGCGTCAACAACGACAACCGGTGCAGGCTCTGTCTGGTGAGCACCAATCTTGCGTGTCTCCCACTTCTCGACGTGAGCCATAGCTACTGCTGCGTGGTCGTGGACACGTGCGAGGTCAACGTGCAAGAAGTACTGCTTGTCGGCCTGTGGCAGGAACCCATCGTAGAAAACCCCGCTCAAATCTGTACCGTTTGAGGAACGGAAGGCAAGCTCAACCTTCTGTCGGTCCTTGAAGAATGCGTCAATAGCGTCTGGTGGCATGCAGGCATATCTTCCACCGGAATCCAGCGGGTTGTCGAAGAAGTCAATCATGTAATCTTCAATCTTCTTCGTAGGATTGACTTCCCAGCTTGGACGCTTCAATGCAAAGACACCCGGCGTTTCGTACCGGATGATGTGGTCCTCTTCCCATTCAATGGTGAATTCGTTGCCCTCAGTTCCATCCGGCAAGTCAGGGTCAAGCTTGAAAGTGTGAGACCTGATGATGGTCTCCTTCTCAGCGATGACCTTGTCGTAACGCTGCTGGATGAAGTCTCCCTTGAAACGAGGGAATGACAAGAGTACGAGCTTGCCGTAATCTGGGAATCGAGATGTGACAGATGCACGGTACATGTCGTAGACAGCCTGTGCGGTCTTGGCCTGCTCATTTCCAGAGGTTGAATCCAATGCGAAACCGGCAATCTCGTCCAAGACTACGTAGAGAACGTTATATCCTTCCCAAGCTTCTCTCTCAGAGTGGCCGGAATAGACATTGACATTCTTGTCGAACTCGAAGTGTCCCTGCTTCTTGGTGTACTTACCCATGAACCAAGGGCTTCGTTCAATTCGGTTTACAAAGCCTTTGAAAAAGACGTTCTGAGCCTGAGTTGCGTTGATAGCAATGTTCAGAATGTCGATTGTGTCTCCGGGCGGCTTGTCATAGTACTTAGCCGGGTCCTTGAGGCACAACAGCAAATACACAATGTAGGCACAAGCAATCGTGGACGTAAAGTCCTTTCCACTTCCCTTTCCTAGCTGGAAGATGACCTCACGCTTGGTCTGTTCCCATCTCTTTTCGCCCTGCTCATATCCATAAAGGTGATGCAGGGTTTCACGCTTGTAAATCTGACTGGAAACCTTGATTAGCTGGTATTGGTATTCAGACAAGGGTGTGTCTGGGAGGTTGAGGTAATCTTCGCTTGTAACGAACTCCTCAATTTCCACCGGCTTTTCTTCAAACTCGTCTCCTGACAGAGCATTAAGGTATGTACTAAAATCCATATGCCAATAGCCCCGGCGCATTAAGCGCTCGGGGCATCATCCTCCTGTACCACAACCACATCTCCAGTGAAGACTGGTTCGGTCTTATTTGTGACTCGCTCAAGTCTGCGGGCTACTTCGTAGCTGCAATGAGCACAGTCGGCAGTAACTTCCTTTAGAATGGCAACAAGGATTGCCTGCTTCTCTTCCATTTCTGCAAGCTCGTCACCAAGGGCGGCATCATCGTACAACCCGGCCTTTTGGTGCATTTCGACTCGCTTGAATTGTACGTCGGCAATATTCTTCAGGACCGTTGCCTTGGTCTTTAGGTCAGAGGTATTGTCAGCCTGCTCGACGGTTTCCCATGAGCGGTCGATAACAATGTCCAAACCGGCTTCGACTTCCTGAAGAACTTCCTTAGCCCGCTCCTTGACATCCGGGTCATTTCGCCAGATTTCCTTAGTCTCGGCAATGAGGTCCATTACCTCAACGCGCTTAAGCCCCAGTTCCTTAGCAATGGCTCCGGGTTGCTTATTTCCCTTCAGCCATCGACTCTGGACCTGGAGCCTCAACGCTTCTCTGTCTGGTACAGACAATTCCTTAGTCAAGATACTCCACCACTGTGTGACCGCCATGACCGTGAATGGTCTCAACGTCCTTGATGGAATTGTAGTAACAATGGCTGGATACGTGTGTCAGCCAACGCATTGCTACGGTGCCGTCTGACCAAATGACACCTTCTGTGACATAACCGGTTCCTGAAACCCCGGAGTCATCAACGACTCGCTTGAGTCTAAACTTTCGCACTTGCTCTCCTACGCCGTCGACGCGGCTTGACCTTGCCCTTCAATTCATCCGTTCGGAATGACCGCCATTCTCCAGTGATAGTGTCTTTGCAGTCAATCCATCGAACATCAAGGGTGATATTGTGGGCAAGGCAGCGGAACTCAAATGTCCCCTGTTTCCTTTTAATTTTGATTTTATCACCTGGTTCGATTACATCTTTTCCGTGGATGTACACGTATTCTACATGAATATCGGGGTGAGTAATGTAGGCATCATCCCACCATCTTTCATTCTTCACACCCCGGTTTTTATATGGTGGTGCCATTACGAATGTCCACCATTTCTCGTAGGACTCCACACGCTACCTGTGAAAACAGGAACCCTCTTCAGGTCGTGGAAGCATTTATCGCACTGCTGTTCATCGCGACATTCAATTGCAATGAACATGCGCTCCTCCTCTGTCTCACAGACAGGGCATGCATATTTGTAAGTAGGCATATTCCTAGTATATCATATTAGTCGACTGGGATTGGACATGCGAAAGGCCGGGAGTCGAAACTCCCGGCCTCAAGCGTTAGCTCAGATTCCTCCGTGCAAATCCAGCCAGCTTCGCAGGATTGCAGCCCAGTAGGCGTATCCCGTTCCAGTCTTCGGGTGAACCCCGTCAACAAGGTAGTTGGCAAGCAGACTTGGGTTGCTCATGAATCGCTGACTCCACTGGAGAACTCGATTCGTCGGCATGTTCTGGTAGATAGCCAGGTTGACAGCCATGCTGTTGCGCTGGTCATTTCGCTCGGTGTATTCAGTCTGTCCCCAACGGGTAGCCTGAACGTCAACCCAGAACAGCTTTGTCGTGCTTGGAATGCACGCCTTGATTCGGTTGATTTGAGCGGCCATGACAGTTGGGTTGAAGATGTCATTCGTACCAGATGCCACAACGACGACCGGTGGGAAATTCGTCTCGGCGCAAATTGCGTCGGCTACCGGAGTCGTCGGACGACCGGACCAAGCGTCAACATAGGTCGTGAGACCACGAGCACCCATTTCAGCGGCGAATGCAGACTTTCCACCGAATACGATGGAGTCGCCGTAGAGGCGAACGTCCTCGCCACTGCACGTCAGAGACGCAGACGAAAGAGCCTGAGTCTTTCGGGCAGCCTTGGTGTAGTAGTTTTGCAGCGTGCCGTTTGGATTGAAACAGTAGAGCCCATGGCTCAGCGTGGACCAATCCCCGAGAACACCGCTTCCGTACGGTCCCGGAGTCGCTTCATAAGCGACCTGCGTAATTTCTGTCGGCACCTTGGCTTCCGGCGCAGTTGCTGCACCAGCCACGAATCCCGTGGTCAGAATTGCTACAGCCGCAACCATTGACTTGATGAACTTCATAGTAGTGTCCCTCCTCTTAGTTGGTGTGTCGGGACCTACCTTACCGCACTAGAACACCAAAGTCAACCCTGTCTCACTCGATTCCCGGAATTTTCTTGACGAACTCCCCGATGCTTCGTACTCGTCGGTAGCCATCATGACCCTCATTCCATGGCCTTGTCAACAGATAGACCTCTGTTCCTGCGGCTTCTAGCGCTTTGTAGTTAGTCATGTTGTCTTCGATGAAGTAGTCAGTCTTGATGATGGTCTTGTCTTCAGAGAAGTTCAAGGTGTGATACTTGTAACCGTTGTCAGTTGCCCAGGTTCTTGTAACATCTTCAGCTAGCCAAGGTCGCTCTTTCCAGCCACGGTGAGTAATGATGTGCACAATGTGACCGGCGTCATAGACTTTGTTTACTGCATCTACAGCGCCACGATAGGGAGCATTCGAAAAGATAACCCCCGCTTCTACGCCAGCCTGCCAGAAATCCATGAACTCCTTGTCAGCCCAACCCCACTGTTCCCAGAATCGGTAGACCTTCTGGTCACACTTCAAATGACCAAACCCACACATACGGAGCCACATTTCAACTCCCTTCTGGAAAGAGAGATTTACTCCATCAAGGTCGAATCCTACGTGCAGTCTCGACATTAGCAAGCACCT